AGACATCGAGGAAATCCTCGATTGCTTGGAAGCCGATCACAATGTGCGTGCGTATAGTATACGCATCACATCCACACGAGGCGAAGATGCCGAAGTGATGATAAACGAAGATGCAAAGGGAGGGCGCTACTCATGAGCTTTGACCTTTCATCTATTAAAAAGGGCGTGCAGCATAAAGCGCCGCGCATCGTGTTGCTTGGCGTCGAAAAGATCGGCAAGTCAACATTCGCAGCCGGATCAGACAATCCTATCTTTCTACCTATTAAGGGCGAGGAAGGCGTCGATGATTTGGACGTGGCAAAGTTTCCGCGTGCTGAGACATTCGACGATGTCTTGCAAGCAGTTCGCACGTTAATCAAAGAAGATCACGAGTTTAAAACGTTTATTATTGATAGCGCATCTGCACTTGAGCCAGTCATCTGGTCCAAGCTATGCGAAGAAAGCGATTGCGAGTCGATTGAGAAAGTCGGCGGCGGATACGGCAAAGGCTATATTGAGGCGGCCAACAAATGGCGCGACTTGATGGAAGGCTTGGACCGTCTACGCAGCAAGGGCATCAGCGTCATCTTAATCGGGCATGTCAAAGTGAAGCGATTTGACGATCCGCTTGGCGCATCGTTCGATCAATATCAATTCGATTTGCATGAGAAAGTGCATCTTGCATTGCAACGATGGGCAGACTCGATCTTGTTCGCCAATTCTGAGACTATTGTTAAGACCGAAGACGTCGGCTTTAACAAAGAGAAAAAGACTGGCAAAGATCTAACTGGCACGCGCTATTTGTTTACACAAAAGCGACCAGGGCATCCTGGCGGCGGCCGTGGCGTCTACGGGCGACTGCCTTACAAGTTACCTCTATCATGGGAAGCTTTCACAAATGCGGCATCTGAGGCCGCGCAATCAACAACTAAATAGAAAAGGAATAAATAATTATGGCAGATATAACATCACTAATGGGCGGCTTCAACGCTGACGAATACGAAGAAAAACCAGAGTTTGACAACTCTCCTTTACCGGAGGGCGATTACTACTTGGAAATCGAAGATGCCGTTGTCAAAGAGACAGCGAACAAGAAAGGCACTGGCTGCAACATCACATTTTCCGTCTTGGGTAATGTGCATGATAAGTCGCAAAAGGGTCGCAAATTGTTTTCATGGTATACACTAATGCATGAAAACGAAATGGCACAGTCAATCGGTCAGCGCGAGTTTCACGCGTTGCGCTTGGCAGTTGGCAAAGCAACTGCATCTGACTCTGACGAGTTGATCGGGTGCAATCTAGTTGCGACAGTTGGACTTGATAAGAAAGATCCGACACGCAATCAGATCAAGCGTTGCAAGGCGCTGGATGGATACGAAGCGCCAGCCGAAAAGCCTGCTGCCGCACCAGCTCCGGCAGCACCTGCAACTAAAAAAGCCAACCCTTGGGACTAATGGCAAGCGAAGCACAGCAAAAAGCCGCGAAGCCAGATGCACATCAAGCGAAGGTTGATGATCAGCAACTGAAGGCGGCCGAGCGTTATTCGCCAAGAGCAGCAGCGCGATGCTGGACGCCACAAGAGGCGCGAGCATTTGCCGCTTGGGATGAATAAATAACAACTAACAGCGACGCCGGGCGCTATATCCCGGCACTTTTTTATTATGATTTATATTACTATATTACTATTTGCCGCGTTGCTTGTCATTTGCCACAAAAACAACGTTAAACGATACAACGCCAAAAAATAATGCTGACGCCGCGACCATATCAAAGAGAAGCCATTGACTCCGTCAATGCCGCGCTGCGCGAGCGTGATGACAATCCTGCTATCGTGTTGCCAACTGGCGCTGGCAAGTCGCTTGTCATGGCTCTACTTGTCGAGCAGTGGATATCAGTCTGCCCAGACTTTCGCATCATGATCTTGGCGCATCGCAAAGAGCTAGTCGAGCAGAACGCTGCCGAGCTTGCAGGTCTAAATGCTAGTCTTTCTATTGGCGTGTATGCCGCATCGCTTAGGCAGCGCGATACACGCAAGCAAATCACGTTTGCGTCAATTGATAGCGTGGCAAAGCGAGCAGATGACTTTCCTGCGCAAAATGTGCTGCTAATCGACGAAGCGCATCGCATTCCGGTAAGAGGCGAGGGAAAATATCGAAAATTCATTGACGCAATGACAGCGCGCAATCCAGATCTGCGCGTTGTCGGATTGACGGCAACACCATACCGCATGGGAACTGGTGCAATTTGCCACCGTGATCATATATTGAATCATGTATGCTATGAGGCAAACGTCGGCGATCTCATCCGCGACGGCTACTTGTCACAGATCCGGACCATTGAAGGCGAGCATTCGACACTAGATCTTGAGGGTGTTAAAAAGACGGCGGGCGAATTTAATCTTAAAGACTTGGCGCTGCGCGTTGATAAAGATGAGGTCGTGTCTGAAGCAGTCAAAGATATGACGGCCAAAGTGCGCAGCGAGTCTCGCAAATCTATTATTGTTTTCTGCATCGACATCGAGCATTGCGAACATGTTAGGACCGAGCTGCGCAAGTATGGCGTCGATGCTGGCATTGTTACTGGATCGACCACATGGAAAGAGCGCGAGCGATTGGTCGAAGAGTTCAAAGCTGGGCGCATACAATATTTGCTATCAGTAAACGTCTTTTTTGAAGGCTTCAATGCGAAGCGCGTTGATTGCGTTGTCATGTTGCGGCCGACTCAATCAAAGGGCTTATGGGTGCAGGCAATTGGGCGAGGGTTGCGTTTGCATGAAGACAAGCAAGACTGCCTGGTGCTTGATTATGGCGACAATATTATGAAGCACGGACCGATTGACATTGACGAAGGCGAGCAAGTAAAGCTGGCCAAGTGCGGCCAATGTGAAAATGTTTTTTCACGTGCAGTCAAAAAATGTCCATCTTGTGGGTGGGAAATCCCACCAGTGCAGCGTGAAATATTTGAGGCCGAAGACGAGCGCGAGCGACAAATGCACGCAGCAAAGGCGCATGCCGGCATGCTGCTAGCAAAGCCGCGATGGATGCCAGTCAATGGCGTGTCGTTGCGATTGCATCGCAAGGCAGGCAAACCAGACAGCGTGCGCGTCGAATACATGTGTGGCATGACAGTTGTCAAAGAATGGCTATTGCTTGATCATGGCAGTTATGGTATTAGCAAAGCCCGCAAATGGCTTTCTGATCGAGGTCTGCCAATGTATGAATCAAGCGCCGACATGTTGGAGCATTGCACTGGCGCGATGATTGCGAACGTAGTCAAGTCATTGCTTGTCCGATATGAAGGCAAGTATCTGCGCATCGCCGCGACGGATATTGTGACGCCGGACGGCAACTCAAAAATAATTTAATCTTTTTTTTAAAATGTATTGACAAGGGCAATTTAAACCGTCTTTGTTGGATATATCGAAGGCACTAAGCCGACGGAATCAATTAAATCAAAAGAAAGATACAATGTGGATAATACCAAAACAATTACACACCTTAGCCTCTGCTCCGGATACGAAGGAATTGGTCTTGGACTCCGAAGAGTTCTTCCAAATCTGCGAGAAATCGCTTACGTGGAGAGGGAAGGATTCCCTGTCGCGAACCTGGTTGCAAAGATGGAAGCGGGAGAACTGGATGCAGCACCTGTGTTCACGGACGTTAAAACCTTCCCTTACGGAGAGTTTCGTGGATGCGTGGACATCCTCAGTGGTGGCTTCCCGTGCCAACCATTCAGTGCTGCTGGAAAGCGTGAAGGCGTTGAAGATTCAAGACACCTCTTCCCATACATCGCCGACGGAATCCGAGAGTGCCAACCTAGAATTGTTTTTCTCGAAAACGTCGAAGGAATCATCTCGGCCAAGACAGCAGACGGGGAGTCAGTTCTCCAGTATGTCCTCAGAGAGTTGGAAGGATTGGGTTACCGAGCAACGGCGGGAGTATTCTCAGCGGCTGAAGTCGGAGCACCTCACCAGAGAAAGCGGGTCTTCATCCTTGGCGTGGCCGACAGCATCAGCAAGGGACTGGAAGGACACAGCGGGGATGAGTACAGAGAGGGACGGCAAAGCACTGGGCAGAATAGACCAACTGCCACGAGCGGTTTACCATCACGATGGCCATCCAGACCAAGCGAACCCCAGCACGACTGGGAAGAGCCAAGGGTCACAGCAGTGGGCGACACCAAGGGCAAACAAGGTTCACCCAGTGATAACGGAGGAGAACAGGGAGCATCTAGCCAATCGAAACAAGTCCAATCTGGAGGAGGAGATTGCGGGTCACTGCGGCAAAGCACAGGG